GGGCGTTGGCCTATAAACGCCGAGATGGCGTATAGGGGACGTCGGTACGGCCGGCGCAATGCCGGCTGTACTCAGACAGCCTCATCGGTCTAATAGACGGAGAGACCATCCATGACTACAAGAACCTTTGACAAACCTGATCAGACTGTTCCGCTTACGCGGGAAGCCTATACCTACTGCGGTCACAGCTCTCCAGCTGTGACATATGGCAATGGGTTGGTTCGTCGAGAACGCGGCTCCTATACAGGAGTCTCAACACCTCACTATTATAAGAAGGTGAAGAGAGGGGAATTACTCCCCCTTAATGCGTACCGTCGCTGGGACTACCTTGGTGCAGCTGCACCCGGAAATGTCACAGCAAGCGGATGCTCTTGTAGTGGTGGTAAGTTTTCTGTTACCTATACAAATGCCGGAATACCCGGTTATCATTTGTGGGCAGGAAACAAACCTGTTCTACCTTCCAATTTCTGGGAGGGAGTGGACAGCGATGCATTGATAGCCGCCGCAATGGCGGATATTTTACCTGACCTCGACGCGCTTACAACGGCGGTTGAGGCCAAGAAAACGATCATGATGGTCGTCAATGCTCGGAAGGATGCTAAACGCCTTATCCGTGAAGCCCTTCGGGGCGGAAAACACACGGTTAAGGCAGCCTCAGACGCCTGGCTTGCCTGGCGTTATGGCTGGGAGCAACTTGGATATGATATCCTTAATGTTGCTTCTCTAATCAAGGAACCGTTTAGAGGTTTAATTCTAACCGGTCAGTCTGGTAAGTCCACTAAAACTAGTTCTAGTGGCTCCGGTGTAATCTATACCGGATCAGACTTCGTTCGCGGGGAGAACTGGACCATTTATCATGATTTCTCGCATCGTGCGAGGGTCCTCTGTAGATGGAAAGGTCAAACCGTTAATGCCTTGATTGACCCGCTAGTAACTATATGGGAAACTATTCCATATAGTTGGGTCGCTGACTGGTTTGTCAACGTTGGCGACATCCTTGCCGCTTGGGACGTATCATTGCGTACCGAGCAACTGCGTGCCTCTTTGGGCGTACAGTATACAGGGACATCGACTGCAGAATACTGGGTTACCCCAGCTGATTGCACGTCGGTAAGCGGATCAGGAACTACTACCGAAACAATTTTGTATCGGGAGAGAATTCCAGCATCCATACCTTCCTTAGTTCCGTCCTTCACCGTTAGGCTAACGAGCGAACGCATCCTTGATGCCGCTGCTCTCCTAGCTAAACGTATCCTTTAACCTATACAGGAGTATAGACATATGGCAAACTTTGCCACTGACATTACCGTATTCTCTGATAAAGAGAATAATCGGACCTATATGGTTTCCGGACATACGGTACAAGCACCTCGCCTTGTTATACAAAAGCGTAAGGTGGCACCAACATCTTCTGGGGTTGCAGAATCCCATTTGATGGTGGTCTATGGGACCACGGATGCTGACACTAGTCCGTTAGCGTCTAAGGTTGTGTTCGATGCAGGCGTTCGCTATCCGGCGAACGGTCAGAGTAGCGATGTTGCAGCGGCTCTTGCCGTCTTCCGCGACTTCGTGGCCAGCGACGAGTTCACCACTTTGGTGAATTCGCAGGCATATGTCCAATAATGCTGTAAAGATCCACCTTGCGGTGATCTGGGCATTCCTTGTAGTTTACCAAATGGAAGCTACGGGATTTATATTGGACTGCGGTAGCATTCGTGCTATCTTCTCTGACATTATTGGAGGTATTCAAGATGAAAACCCCAAAGGGCCGATCTCAAACGAGACTGAATCCTTTCAAGGTAGCCCTAAACCTGATTAGAACACTGCTCCCCCCCTCAGATGAAACCCGCTTGCGGGTTGAGGGTATGATTCGAGCGAGAGACTTATCTTCGCTCGCATCAATTGGTAACATCTCGGATCGAGTATATGGTCCGGAGATCGCATCTGTTCTGGCGCAACGCCAGATTGCTGCTCTGTTCAAGAAAAATGAGCAGTTTTCAGATGACGGCGTATGTACAACCGCTGCGCAAAAGACTTTTGAGCGTGGCGAACGTATTTGCCGTATCACCAATAAACGGCTCGACCATTTTTATGAGCACTTAGACCGGCTGTCGCCGGAGCTCACGAAGTGGATTGGCCGTATGGAACAAGAAATTGCTTTCCTGTTAGGTGATAGATCCGATTTTGAGGACGCAATGCCCTCACTTATTCGTGTTACCAATGGAGCAACCCAGGACCGGTCGCGCCGCCGCTCTCTCCCTTTCCTAAAAATAACAGGAAATATGAGGGCGCCGCGTGCGGCAGTTTCCGCGTTGGGACATTTACTTCTATATTATGGAGTAGATCTAACCTCCTGCACCTTTACGGGCGTAGAGCGCAATGCTATTACGCTTGTTCCAAAGAACTGGAAGACTCATCGCACTATTGCGAAGGAGCCAACACACTCACTCCCTTTCCAGCTTGCGCTGGATGCTTGGTTTAAAAACAAGCTTCGGAGGTGGGGAATTGACTTGAGTTCCCAGGCGAAGAACCAGGAATTCGCGCGCATCGGGTCCATAGATGGATCATTTGCAACCGTTGACCTGGAGATGGCTTCAGACACGTTGGCTTATAATGCCGTTGCGTGGTTGTTGCCTGAGGAATGGTTCGAGCTTTTAAGCACGTTCCGGTCCTCTTCGTTCAGTGCCCCATGGGGATCTGGCTATTATGCCAAGTTCTCTTCCATGGGTAACGGGTATACCTTTACCCTAGAAACACTGATCTTTGCAGCAGCTTGTCGTGCTGTCGGTTCTCGACAGTATGCAGTATATGGGGACGATATCGCCCTCGAAACTCACCTCGTTCCATCGTTGGTGAAGCTGCTTTCTTTCTTCGGTTTCAGAGTGAATGATGCAAAATCATTCTATAACCCCGATTCCCGCTTCCGCGAGAGTTGTGGGTGCGACTATTATCAAGGGCAGTTAGTAACGCCCTTTTATCTTCGTGAATGTCCGAGAGAATCGGACTCAGCGGGGATGTCGCATGCTCTGAACGGCCTGATCGCGGCGGCTGAAGTCCCAGGTCCACTCTGGTCCTGGGCAGAAGCCGAAATACGCCGGTTAGGTCTTCGCCTCGTTCCGTGGAACGAGGATTCACGCTCTGGGGTTTGGATTACCCCCAGTTTCGCGTGGAGAACGAAGAAGTTAAGGATAGATAGGCACAGGCCAAGGGCTCCTAGCCCGCAGCAAGTGACGGTGCAAGGCACCGTATGTGACCGATGGTCGCCGGTTTCCAACCCAAATTTTGGGTTTCCGGTTTTCAAAGGTTACACTCCTAAGCAGGACAGTCGCAAGACTGTTGGTTGGAGATCTCTTTTCCTCTGGTTCATTGAAAAGAACTACGGGGGAGAGAGACCAAACCCGATGGTGGCTAACCGAACCGCTGTTTTCCTTAAGCAGCTCACTGGTATGTCACCCTCAGACTTGGACAATTCCACCGCAACGGTGAAGTCCGAAGTCATAACGCGGACCCGATATGTGCATGGCATATGTCGGTATAGTCCGAAAACCGCTACGACTCCTTCCCACCTCTTCCTTTGGGATGAGGTGATAGGTACCAGAGTGCGCTAAGTTTATAGCTCACAATGGATGTCGTGCCCTTGTGTAAGGAACACAACCCCC